TCCCGCCGAGTATTTTCGTATGACGGGCTGGAACGCCGCTCAGGAGCGCAACTGGCGGCGTGACTGCCTGCACTGGCGGGGCCGGGTGTTGACCGGGAAGTATCGGCACTGGTGCGATGATTGGGACGGGTTGCCGATCGATGAGACGACGCCCGAATGGCCGTGCGTGTGCGCCGACGCGCTCGTACGTCACGATACCAAAACAAGAACCTTGGAAACCGAGTGACAACGCCGGGGTCGATGGATGGGTACTTCTGGGCAAATGGCCCTGAATGCCGACGCTGTGGGAGCCTCGGTCAGGTGATAACGGCGCATGGCCTGGCGTTCATCGTGCGATGCAATGGCTGCGGCTGTCAGACCGGGCTGGAACGCTGCGAGCAGGACGCGCTTGACGCCTGGAGAGTGGCTCGCGTGTCCCCGAAATAAATCGTGCATGTCCTCATTTTGTTGTTGACGACGCTGATTTGTGTCCTTATAAACGTGACATCAACACGAGGACACATAGACATGACCACGACAACCACATCACGCGGCAATCGCATTGAGAAGAAGGTCAACGCCGCGCTGAAAGCCGCGGGATGCCAGGGCTACACCGCCCGCTACACCGAGTCGGACGATGAGATGGACGACAGCGTGGCCATCCTGCTGCACGGCGCGGAAACATCGTGGAACCTGCAACTGGGCCATGATTACTGCGGCATCAACGAATACGGCTACAAAGACGGCTTCATCGACTGGATGCGTGATCATGGCCTCTACCGTTCGCAGGGGCACGCCATCGCCAAATTGTGCGCGCTGCTGAACGCCGCCTGACCCACGCGGGGCCTCGCGCCTCGCTCCCACGCATTCACGAGGACAGCATCACATGAGAAACTACAGCACGACGGCGATGTCAGACCTGAGCGAGACAGACTACGAGACTTTGCTGCTCCATCTCGGCGAGCAGTTGACCGCTTGCATCCACCGAGCGCCGGACGGTGAGGCGGCGAAATCGGCGAGCGACGCCCTCGCGAACGAGTGGCGAGGGACGCTGACCGCGAATGATTGGCTGCACGCCGCCGGGGCTCGTCTGGGCGTTGATACCTCTGGCTGTGTCGGCGCCTGACATGACCCAAGTCGGACGACGCGTCCCCCGAGTGGACACAACCATGACACCCGCGGGGTTTCGCGCCGCCCTCGAAGCCATAGGCTGGTCGCGGAGGCAACTCGCCCAGCGACTCGACTGCGACACGCAACTTGCCAACCGCTGGGCCGCCGGAGGGGCGCCGATACCGCCCCAGGTCGCGCGGTGGCTGGAGCAGTTGGTGAGGGCTCTCGAGCGCAACCCGCCGCCGGACGATTGGCGGGTGCGGGTGCTCAGAGATGCGGCGGAATGAACCCGATATCCACGAACAGGATTTGAGCGACCATGGACGAAGAAACAAAAGCACGATTTGATGCGATGGACGCGCGGTTCACGGCGCTGGACGCGCATCTCCATCGCATGATTGGAGAGATCAATGACGGCTTCGAGCGTGTGCTCGACCGGCTGAGCCACATTCGAGCCGACACCGACGACACGCGCGGGCATCTGCTCTACGGACTGAGCGAAAACCTGACGTTGAGCCAACGCATCTCAAAGCTCGAAAACGACAGGCGGAAGCCGTGAGCGCCGTCGCACAGATCGCCGGGCGGCTGCCATGACCACGGCCGAGCGCCGCCGGCTGGAACGGATACTGGGGATGCTGGGGAGCGAGCCGCGATGATCTCCCTGGCTGGCGCGATCATTCTGGCCTTCGTCCTGCTCTATGTTTTCGTGATGCTGACTGCCGGCGCGGTCGCGGGTTTCGAGCAAGGCTTCGCGGAAGGCATGGTTTCCATGATTATCTTCGGAACCATGATCCTCGGTCTCGCCAGCTGCGTTTTCTTCTGACGGCCGGCTGGTCTAGCGCGACGACGCGGCCCCGGCCTGTTGCGAAACACCCTGGAGAACCGGTGCGATGAAGCGCCGCACGCGTTCCGCCGCCGCCTCGTCCGTCAACAACCGGTTCCGCAGCGACGCATAGAGAGCCGCGCGTTCTGCCGGGTCCGTGGTGAACAGCTTGTTCGCGAGCGCGTCGGACATGGCCGGGTTGATCCCCTGGCCCAGACGGCGTTGCACTACATCGCGCCCGATCGTTCCGGCTCCCTGCAACCAATGGCCGCCCAACGCCTGACTGATCCCGGTCATGATTGGACCCGGAGCGCCGCGCGCCATGTCCTCGGCGCCAGCCTGTAAGGGGTAGGTTTGCGATCCGGCGCGGGGGCTGACTGCCTTCTCGACGTTTTGCATATCGACTTCACGCTTCAGAACGCCGTTGAACACAGACAGTTCTTCCGGCTCCAACACGCTGGCGAGTCGGGCCTGCATGTTCCGATCCTCCAGCAAATTCCGCGCCCTGCCGGGCGCTCTGGCGGGATCGCTGAAGCTGTCCGAAACACCTCGGCCCGCACCCAGACGATATCCGGTACGCTCATCAACGGGGCGCGTCATGCGATCAGCTACGACATCTCGGTTCGTCGTGAGCATCTTTTTTCCGGCGTCGATGGCGTCCATTTGCGCCGATGGTCCGGACCATGCCTCCAGTGCGCGCTTGTATGGATGGAACAGGCCTGTCAGCGTATCGCGGTAGGCGGCACGGTTCTCGTTAACCAGTTGGCCGTATCTGTCGAGGTTCAGCCGACCCGATGTCGGATCACGAAACCCTTCGACAATCAGGTCGTAACCCTGCTTGACCGCGTCGAGCAGCCGCATCTTCGGAGTCTCGCCCTCGACGGGGACAAACTTACCGCCCTCGCCTCGAGTGACGCCGTAGTCCTGGGGTCTGAACACGGTGCCGTCGCGCAGATGTTCCAGTTCCGCGAGGCGAAGCCCGCGCTGCATCGCATCCTGACCTATGGGATCGTCCACCCACCGTGCCACCTGGCCATACTCGTCGGTGGTCGGCTGTATCTTGAATGCCCGGTCATAATGTTCGCGCGCCGCCGAGCGCTGTGCCCGCAGGGAGACGAGCGTCTCCGGGATATCAGTCCCCGAGCCGCCGCCGAATGCCGCATCACTGGCTTCCGACAGCCGGTCGGGTCTGGCAAACCGCCGCCCCTCCACGAACTTATCCGCCACCTCCGCGGCCTCGCCTGGTGTGTTGGCGACGGTTTTCCCCAGGTTGATCGTATTTCGCCCGCCGAGGTCCACGGGCGCCACGGGTTGATCCCCGGCCGCCACGGAACGCCGTTCCGCCTCATCTATGACGGCATTCGCGTCACGAGTGCCACCAACCTTGTCCCGTTGCAGAGCGCGCGTGACCTGCCGTTCCGCCTGTGCCTCCTTGTCACCGAAGCCCAACCCCCTGAACAGTCGCCCGCCGAGCCTGTTGATCATGTTGATGCCGAGGCCCGCGACCGGCCCAACCACCCCGCCTATTCCGGCTCCTGTCCCGGCGCCACCGAGGCGGTCGAGCAGTCCTTCGCCCTCTCCGAAGCCCGCCACGCCGCCGGCCGCCGCGCCGCCAATCCCCATGCGGACATATGGGTTGACCGAGCGCACGGCGTAGTCCGCGACCATTGGGTTGACACCCGCCGCTCCCGCGATGCGCGGACCAACGCCGCGGGTCGCGATGGCGGCTCCGATGCCGCCCGCGATCTGGCCGGCGAGGTTCGGCCAGTATTGCTGTTCCTTGTCGATCGCGGCGCGCTCACGCGCGACGGCCAACGCTCTGTCGTACTCCTGCCCCACGGTCGGCCGCGTCTCGCCGGTCACCAGGGACTGCAAGGTTCGCGGTCCCGCCGCCAGGTTGGACGCGCCCTGCACGCCGGCCCGGACGCCAGCCTCGATCTCGTCATTGAAACCGTAGGTGCCGCCCTGGATCACGCCGCGCCCAAACGCTCCGCCAACCGATGGTTCCTCGCCCGGCAGGAGTTTCCAGTCGTTTCCGTCGTAAACGTGCCTGGTTCCGGTGGTGGGATTGATGCTGATCTTCGCGGGCACCCAGTCGCCGGTCTCCGAACGCGACAGATAGTCGCCGTTGGCGTCCTGTATGACCGTCATGGGATGACCACCTTGGAACCGGGAGGTGGCGGCTTCATCGCTGGAGCGGATGACGACCCGCCGGGGGCCGTCGTCGTTGCCGGTTTATACGAGGCGCCCGCCTCCCGAATCATCTCAGCCAATTTTGTCTCCCGGTTCCGCTTCTTCTCAGCCAGAACCTGGGGCGAATCCCCTGGCTGCGGGATGTATTGCTGGCGCGCCGAAGCGAATTCCTCGGGTTGAATCGAGGCACCGCTTTCCTGCCTGAGAACCGCGTTAATGAAATTACGTTCCGCCTGAAGATGGAGCTGAAATTCCGGCGAGATGAGGCTGTTCGCCAACAGTGGCGTCTTCCCGAGCATCTGTTCCCAGCGGCTCATGGCCGCCGGTGATGTGTCAGCGATGATCGGCAACGCCTGTTGTAGCCTGTCGGCATAACCGGCGGCCTTGCCTTGTTCCACTGTCAGCGGTGCCGCTGTCGGCGCACCGGGCGATGACATCACCAATGGCAGCGCGCCACCATCCGGTTCCGGGAAATGCTTCGGCAGTCGGCGCGTGATCATCGCGGGGATTTTTTGTCCGGGATTGTTCGGATCGTCCATCGTCACCGCCTGCCCGCCGGACTGCTGCGTGGCATAGTAGGAGCCGGCATACAGGCGCTTTTCCGCTGCCGTCGCGGTGCCGTCCTCAATCTTGGGAGCGAGGGTGTTCAGTATTTCATCGTGCGCCTTCGCCGCTTCCCTCGCATTGTTTGCCTCCGACAGACGCAACCGCGCCGCCTCAACCTCAGCCGCCTTGGCCTTATCCGCCCGCGTCTCGGCGCGGTTCGCGGCCTCGTCCTGCGCCTTCCGGTAATCCTCCTGTCGCCGGTAGTTCGCGTCGGCTTCCGCCGCCGCGTTAGTCGCATTCTGCTGGCGCAACACGTCGTTGTGCTGCCGCAGTTGATCTATGTGCAGCATGACGGCGGCGGGCTTGGCGCCACCCGCCGACATCTCCGCGACGCTCATGGCTTGCTTCCGTGTCAGCCCGGCGAACAGACCTGACTGGATCTGAGGGTCCATGGGGATGACGCGACTCGGTGCCGGCGCGGGCTGCTGGAGCACCGGCGCCCGGGTCGCGGCACCTCCCGACGCCGTGCCTGGGGACGGTGGCGCGGCGGCGGTAACGACCGGGGGCGGCGCCAGGGGACCACTCCCCGGCAGCCTGAGCGTGATCCCCGGAATGCCTGTCTGATACAGTTGGTTCGGCTGCTCGGTGGGCGGCAGCGTGGTCTGCCCGGCGGCGGGGCCAGCGGCGGCCGTTCCGCCCAGGCGCATCGCCTGTCGGGACGGAGCAACGTCGGGCGTTGCCGCTTCCCCTCCGACAAGCGCCGCCACGGCTTCATGGCCTGGATATTCCGGCGGCGCGTTCTGCGCGAGGCCCTGCGCCTGGAGTTCCTTGACGATCGGCCCGTAGGCCACGGCCGCCTCGGCCTCGGGCATGGCCAGCAACGCCTGTGCGGCAGCGCGCACGGGCGGCGGGATCTGCGCGGTCGTGGGTGACGGCGGCACGATGGCGGGCGCCGCTGCTGGTGGAACAGATCCCACGCGCGGCCCGGCGGCGGGGTTGTATTCGGGTGGCGCGGTGGCGGCGAGGGAGGCGCGCGGCCCCGCGTTGCCATAGTTCAGATATCGACTCGCGACAGCGGCTCGTTGAGCCGCCCTGGCATCGGCGTTCGCTGGTCTCTCGAACTCCTTCGTCCAGATCGCCGCCGCTTCCTCTGGCGTTTTCGCCTGTTTCAACGCGGCGCCGACATGCGCGTGCGTGCCTTGTGGGGATATCTCCCAGGCGGCGAACTCATGTTGCTGCGCCTCGGTCGGGTTCGGCCCATACCGCTTTTTCATCGCTTCCATGCGGTCGGCGTGATGCTGATAGAGGCCGAGCGATGTCCCGCCATCACCAACGGCGGCCGGATTAAAGCCGCTCTCGGCGGCGGGTCCGCCGGCCAGGATGCCGGCCACCTGGTGTGGCGTGTAACCCTGGCTCGACCAGAACGCGGCCGTGCGTTGAGCCACCTGCCCGGCCGGCGTGTTGATGTCGGGCGGACCACCCAGTGCTCCACCGCCGCCACCTCCGGCTGGTGCGGTGCCTGTCTCTGTCCCGGCCGCGTTCTTCGCGGCTTCTATCAATCTGTCGGTGAAAGCCTGATCCTTCGCCATTTGCGCCCGATCGAGGTCGAGCCTCTCCCGCTCGACGCCGAGATGTCCCAGCTCCGCGATGGACTTATCGACCGCCGCCGGGTTGAACAGCACGTTCGAAAACGGTGACGGAACGTTCCATTGAGTGAACTGTGGCATGGCTCAGGCGCCCTTGCTGTAGTCGACGCCGTAGCCGCCGCCTGGGCCGCCGTAGATCGACGCGAAACGCTCGTCATACAGCCGGTTGTTCGCGTAGTTGGTCGCCGCGTCGCCGATGCCCTTCGCGGCGTTGCCATAGATCGAGGACTGCGCGCTGCCGGCACTCAGGTCCGTTTGCGCCATGCTGGTCCCGGTGTTCTGGCTCGCCGTGGCCTGACCGGACGCCGCAGTCTCACCGAGCTTACTGAGATCGAAAAGTCTGTTGTAGTAATCAGTAAATTCCTTGTCCGCGAGACCGGCGCCGTAGGTCTGCTCGGCCTTCAAAGTCGCTCCGCTCCGCAGCATTGCCTTCGCCGCCGCTCCGGCATCGACCGCGCGCAACCCCTGCTCGAGCTGCCACTGGTAGCCGGGGCTCGCCTGGAAGTTGGCCCGCGCCGCCGTCGCCGCGTCCGGCCCGTTCAGGCCCAACAAGTCCGCTGACCCGGTGTTCGCGGCCCCGCCAGTCGTCCGCCATGGATCAAGATCAGCGCGTGACTGCGCGAGCGCCCGTTCCTGAGCCGCGCTGGCCTTGTCAGCCGCGGAGCCCGCCGCCTGTGACTGCATGTATGATCCGGCGAGACCGGCGGCGGCTGATACGCCCGTGCCGATTGCCAGTGCCGCTCCTGCTCCGAGACCCATCAGTTCAACTCCATTCTGTAATATTGCCCGAACGGCTCGGCACCCAGACGACGGTAGAATGTCCCAAGTCGTGGCCCGCTGCCACGGTGCCCCGCTCGCATGATGACCTCGTGCACGCCGCGCTCCCGCAGCTTTTCAAGCGCCGTCCGTTGCAACCGCATCCCGAGATGGCGAACCGCCGAGGACGCGAAGAAGATCGTGTGCTCTCCCTGCATTACATCCGGACTGTCCAGCGACGGGCCGATCACGGTCATCAGGTATCCGAACATACGCCCTTGGATTCTTGCAGTCAGGCACTGCAACGCACCGATGTCGTCAAGCATTCGCAACAGTGGCAGGTTCTTGCCCGCGTGATCTTCTGGCGATTGCCCGGTCTGTGTCAGGTGTTCGCGAAACAGCGGCTCGGCGTCCTCATAGAACCGCGCGAATGGTTCCACCTGAAATGACACGCCATCGAAATCACCCGCCTCGGGTTTCATCGTCGCGATGGTCCGGTGCTTCGCCTGCGCGGCCAGTTTCGCGAGTTGCGGCTGATAGGCCCGGACGCGTCTCGCCAACACGCGGAGGTCGATCTGGATATTCACCCGTGACACCGCCGCCCACCATTCGGGTTGGTGCGGATACGGCATCACATGTTCCCAGACACGGCGGCACCCATCCTCGGTCGCCAGATCCGCGAAGCTGACTGAAAGCACGTCGGGCACCCGCCGCTCGATCTGCGCCAGTTTGGCATCCAGTCGGCGCATGAGCGGTGCCAACACCGCCTCGTCGTAACCCAATGGCAGCCGCAGAAAGCTCGCCACGACCTCGTCCGGCGGGCGGCGCACGACCACGACCCGCACATCCCCTTGGCCACGAAGGAGCCTCCAGAACGGAGCGGCGGCGGTCTCCACGGTGCCGGTGTTGGGTTGGCTCAGCCACGCTGTCACATCGTCCAGGGATCGCGCGTGCAACAGTTCTTCGTGCCCGCAATGCCAGTCGCCCCAGGACAGAAACCGGGCTAACCAGGCGCTGCGTGAGCGCGGCATCGAGAAAATTACATACGGGCTTGATGTTGTTATCATAATTAGATTATTGTTCGGAACGACATCGACGTTGCTGCGCCGATGCCATCCCTGACCACGGTCCTGATTGAGAGGAACCAATGGCTAAAAGCAAAGATAGCAGACGACTGGCTCATAATCTCTATATGCGCCAATGGCGTCAGGCGAATATAGAAAAGTGTTCGGCTTCTGATCGCGCATGGAGACGCAAAAACCCCGAGAAAGCGGGTTATCGCTCGCACAAAACCCGCGCCAAACACCGTGGTATCGCGTTCACTCTTACCTTCGAAGAGTGGTGGGAAATCTGGCGTGACAGCGGGAAATGGGAACAGAGAGGCTCCCGAACGGCCCAATATGTCATGGCAAGGCACAAAGACCGAGGCGCTTACGCCATTGGGAATGTCCGGATCTGCACAGCGGCGGAAAATCACACTGACCAAGCTCTCTACATGAGAGAAGAAACACGCAGACTTCTTTCGGAGAATGCAAAAAGGCAGCATCTAACCAACCCCGTGAGCGAGGAGAGACTCAAGCGCCTTTGGGATTCCAATCGGGGTCGGCCTCGCAGCGAGGAAGTGCGCAAAAAGATTAGCGTCGCCAAAAAAGGATGGGTTGTTAGCGCGGAAACACGCGCCAAGCTCTCTAAGGCAGCTAAAGCGCAATGGGTAAAAAAGAAGATTGCTCATCCCTAACGGCAGCGCCGCGCCCAGATGATGCCGTCCGCGCTCACCGCGCCGCTCGTAAACCCGCACTGCGCCACGAGATACGCGGTGACCGGCGTCGTCACGTTGATCCGGACGGCGCCTCCCGTGCCGATACGCAGTTGCGTCACTCCCGTCGCTCCGGCCACGCGGGTCGCGAGGGGACCGCCGGTAGCCGAGACAATGTTGATGCTGGCGGCGGCGTAGGTCACCGATCCTGTCGGCGTGAAGGTGATGTTGCCCTCGACGCTCCAGTCGCCCGCCGTCAGCGGCAACGTCACGATGTCGGTGACGGTGCCATTTCCCAGGCCCACCGTGCCGCTGCTCGACGCCTGGAGAAACTCGCCGATCTGGCCGGCGGGTGCATCGGAGGCGTCCGTGATCCCCATGCGTCTCGACAAATCCCCGAGCCGATCCGCCACGCCGTCGTGATAGGCGATCCAAGCGTGCGTGTGCTGCCCGTCGTCCCGTAATGGCGCCTCGTTGGCCGGCGGGCGCGGCGTGGTCGGGACCTGGGCCATCACCAGGCGCCCGGCTGGATATCGGCGTCCACCGCGTAGATGTGCGTGATGCCGAACGCCGTGATCCTGAACACGCGTTCACGGAACGAACCCAGGCGGGTGGTGAATACCCGCGTACGATGATCGTAGGTGCGTATGGCGTTCAACTCGCGCGGCAGGCTGAACAGTTCGGACCCGTCGTCGGACCAGTCGAGCCGCAGCGTGGAGGGTGCGTGCGCCGCGTCGCCGGTCTCCATTTCGATCTCCACGCGGGAGCAGAAATCGCGTTTCGTGCCGGCCCATATCGGCGGCAGTTGCACCTGACGCATGACTTCGAGGCCGTCCTCCGTGGACAGGCCCATGCGCGGGGCGAATATCTTACCGCTCCAGTTGTCGCCCAGTCCGTAGACCAGGCCACGCCCGACATCCGGAGCCGACCGGAGCCGGTAGGGCGCCAACCCGTCCGCCGAGCTGGACCGCTCATGCCAGAGTTCGGTGGCCGCATCGTACACCAGCGTCCGTGGGGCGCTCGTGCCGACCGTGAGCACGTAGTAAGTGTGCCCGTTCTGTTCATAGGTGAACGCCACGGCCGTCTCGGAATTGTGGTCCTCGATCGTCCTTTCCACGGCGTGCGTGCTGACCCGTTTGGCCTGATATCCGGCTGACCTGTAAACTACGTTATCCGGCCCGACCCACCACAGACTGCCGTCAGCGATAGCCACGCCAGCCGGTGTGGCGATGGGAAACGGGATAACCCCACCGGGGCGGCGGCGGAACGGAAAGTCGGCCTCGCCCGCGTCGTACCAAACCTCGATACCGCCGTGGCCCATGAGCCAGACCTCGCCGCGATGCGTGATCACCCGGCTTAACAGATTGGTCACGCCGTCGCTGTGCGCGAAGTCCAGCGCGTCGAAGTCGGTGGGGTCCGCCAGACGCGAAATGAACCAGCGCGCGGAAGGTGGCACATCGGTGAAGACAAAGTAACCGTCAACGAAGTCGACTGATGATGCGCCCTCGAACACATCACCACCGATCTGGTTCAGCGCCCCGTCGTGCGTGCATGTGAAAGCGTTGGGCGGCACGCATACGACCGCCGCGTTTTCGCTGACCGCGATCGTTGGAATTGTTGGCACGCCATAGACGGTGGAGGACCAGCCGACATAGCCCAGGTCCTCGATGGTGGGTGGTGCCGGAGGGGATCCGATCACGAACGTAATGCGGTAGAAATGATCGCCTGAGACGACATACAGGTGGCCGGGGTGATCGGCGTTCATCGCCAGGATGGGGCCTGATCCAGCCTCGTATAATTCCACCAGTCCCGGCACCGGCGACAGCACGATACCCGCCCGCGCGTCCTTCGGCGCCTGCTCGGCGAACATATTGAGCAACCGTTCCGTCGTGAGGGGCCGCGAGAAGTGCGGATAGCTTTGCAGCGGGATGGAGACACGCTGGATGCCGGTCTTCGGGCCGAGTGCCTGTCTCAGCGATGCGAGCGCGTCAGACATCCGGGTCGTGTCCGTTCGGAAGTCGCGCGCGGAGTTCCGTCACCAGTCGCATCAACGCGGCCTTTTGCGCCTCGACGACGGCCAATGCCGTCTGCGCCGCGTTGCGTTGCGCTTCCAGCATCGCCATCACGTCCTGCGGCGTGATCTGGAGGGGTTCATCCGTCATGAGTTGTAATACGGGATTTTACACACGGCGCCGTTGATCTTGATCGTGAGATAGGCTGATGGGGTCGCGGGGAGGGCGGTAGCGGCCCCGGCGGTCGCGGATGACGTGAGGGGCGCCAGGATGTCGACGCAGCCCGTGCCCTTCGCGTGCAGCTTGATATCGATGTTCGGATCGGAGCCGCCCGCCACAATGCCGGGGGTGCCAGCGGTTGGGGCGCCTCCCAGCACAACATAATTCACCGAGTTCGCGACCGGCGGCACGGCTATCAGAATGCCACCCGCCTCGTTCTGCACCAGCATCCCGGAGTCAGTGAACTCAAGATTTGTCGCGAGCGCGTGGTTGTTGACCCCGCCGAAAATGCGACTGGTTTGGTTTCCATCCGACGCATACCACGTCAGCGTGTGGCCTTTCGCGAAGCTAATGGCATCACCCGCTCCCGTAACACCATCCGTGCCCTGTATGGACGTGGCGCCGAACACGATCCCCGTCATGAACGAGGTGGGATTGGCGCGGATATTGATCGCGGCCGAGGTGTTGGCGTTACCGGGTAGCGCCAGGCCGCAGCCTGATCCGATCTGGTGCGCGAATGTGGAGCCGGGGAGTTGGGCGTAAGGAGTCGGCGCCGCGAGGCTGCCCTGGTTGGAAACGTCCACCTCCATCCCGATCGTCAACGAGCCGTTGACGCCCGCCAGACGCCGGCCCTCGGCGTAGTAGGCATACGCGTTGCTGTTCGATGTCGTATCGTCATTGATCGCGAACGAGGCGATGCCAATGGTGTTGTCGCTGGTGGGTGTTGGATTGTCCGATGTGCGCGAGCCGCTGGTGAAACCGAACATGCCATCGATGGCGAGACAGCTCATCGTGGTGCCAACCATCGGACCCACCGTCGAACCGCCAACAGGCGAGGCAAAGAACTCCTGAAGCCAGTCCTTGGATACATTCGGATATCGTCCGTCGTTCAACGTCGCGGGGCCGACGAACAACCGGTCGGCGATCCTCGCGACGGTCGCGCCGTTCTGCACGAAGAACTCGCCGCTCAGCGGTTGGTTGATGGCCCCGGTGACAGTCCCGGTCACGGTCCCGGTGAGTGTCCCGGCACCGATATAAGCCTGCAACGACGCCGCCGAGAACCGCCCGGAGCCAGCCAGTTCGCCGACGACCGATGAGCCGCTGGTGAAGGAACCCAGATCCGGCATGTCGGCGATCCGGACGCCTGGGAACGTGCCTGTCGTTACGCTCATGATGTTACCCCAGTGTCGCGATGACGGTCAGCACGCCCGACGCGTTCGTGACTGTGTTCGTGCCGTCCGTTTTGATGCCGCCGAGCGTTGTCGGAGTGGCAATCGGTAATACGCAGGACGACGACCCGGCTGACGTGACGCCTGGACCGCCTGCCAGATAAATCGCTTCTGACCCGTCAGTCAGAGCCGCCGGGTTCGGGTCGGTCAGCATGATGAGCGGCGCGATGGCGCGGGAGAGCATCGGGCGGACGTGCAGATGTCCCTCGGCCAGTAGTTCAGCCTCACCGCCGCCATCGGCATCGAAGTAAATCGCCCAGCGGCAACGCCTCGGCCACGCGCCCACGGTGCCGGCGGGGACGACAACACGGAACGTGGCGGTGGCCATGTCGTAGACGCTGCCGAAGCCGGTCCAGAGCGCCGTCCCAGGCCCCGCCACGCCGCCGTTGTGCCAACCGCCCCAGCCGTAGTCGTGGTCGCCACCCCAGCCGCCGCACCAGCGCCCCGCCGGCCAGACGAACATGGAGATGGCGGGGCCGCCGATGCCGCCGGTCAACGCGATGGGCAGCGCGTCGGAGCTGTCCCGATCGATGATAGACACGAGCAACGTCACGCTGTCGGTCCCGCCGAGCACCAGATCGCGGATCGGCACGCGGACAGGGGAGACGCGGTCCAGCGGCAAGGTCATGGCCATGGTCGTCATCGCTGCGGAATCTCCAGGCATCTGTCGATGATCTTGGTCAGGACTTCGTTACGAGCGCGGGTGTTGTAGATGGCGACCGCGAGAAACAGGATATTGAGAACCACGAGCGCGGTCATGGCGGGCGGCAACGCCTTGACCAGCTTCTCGCTAACGTTGCTCAGGGCCTCGGTCGCGGTCATGCCAGCACCTGAACACGAACGGCTTGCGACGGCACGACGGGCAGATCCACGCTGGCCCATTGCTCGATCAGGATTTGGCTCAGAACGACCTGACCGGTGGTGGACTGCACCGACGCCCATTGCTCGACGGCGATTTGCGTCAGTCGCGCCTCTGGATCGGTCGAGAGCCACTGTTCAGCCGCGATCTGGTTGGCGACGACGTTGGTGACGATGCTGACGCTGTCGTCCCAACCGCTCGTGAAGCCGGCGGGAACGGCGCCAGTAAAGGCCGAGCCGCCGAAGTTGGCGGTGACGGAGTTGGGTGACGCCACGAGAAACGCATAGGGATAAACGTCGATGCCCTTGCCAAATCCAGTCGTGACCACGGGGGCACCACCAACGCCCGTCGCGGGATTGTTCGCCGCGTTGTTGTTCCAGTTGCCCCCCGCTCCGACGCGATACCAGCAAAGTTGATTGTCCAGATCGAGAGCGACGCAAAGCAACGTGCCCGTGGTCACCGCCGCGCCAATGGTTCCGAACGATGACTGCGTGCCGAACACATCGAAAATCAAAATGGCACCAGACGACGACTGCGGCCCAATGGAGGAGGCTGGAGTGGAGGTGCTGTGCGGCGAGGCGGCGGTCGCGAAACCGAAACGACTGGTCGCGCCCTGCGTCGTCGTGCTGGTGTACTCGATGTAGTATTTACCCGTGCGTTTCGGGTCTTTGCCTTTGACGGTCGCATTCGGCCCCGCCGATGTCGCGATCAGATTGGCCCCCGTGAGCGTGAGGTTCGCGGATTTGTCGGTGGTGCTCCAGGTGCTGGCGGCCATCAGCTGGTTACCTTAGGGCCACATTGAATATTGTTTACCTCGGCGGCGGCCCAGGCCAAGCCGGTAGCCGGATTTAATGTGTCAGTACGCCACATCCAGCCGAACGACGAACTGAGCAGCGTCGGCGTGCTTCCCACCGTCACGGCGCCGCTCTTCAACTGCACCTGCGCCCCGCGCGTGCCCGCGTCTGACTTCTGCAAGAACCCGCGCGTGGTAACGGCGACGACACTGATCGGTGTCACGGCTATCGGCGCGATGGTGTAGAAGTCGGCGTCGTTGACGTTGGCGCTGAACACGTAATCCGTGGCGCCATTCTGTAACGTTTCATCGACACAACTGAAGTTCGTGGCGCCCGTGCTGCGCGAGAATACCGCCGCCGCATCACTCGCGGGCATTCTGGTATAGCAACGGATATCTCCGAAAAAAGTCCCGGATACTGAGCCACTTTGCCAGAACAGATCGTCTACCTGCTGGGCGTTTACCGCCACGTTCATGCTCATCGTCAGCTTGTTCGCATAAGCGTTGGCGCCTGGACGTGTATTGATCCCGGTTGTCGAGTGGTCGTCCGTAGTGCTGCCGTTCTTACGAACCTTGAATGAGCCGGTGGTATTATTGATCACCACCTCGAACTCGAACGCAAACCACGTATTTGCCGCCGTTACCGCCCCGGAATATGTCGCCAGCACGGTGCCGCCCGGTGTCGCCGAGGTCAGCAAGATAGCGCCGTCCTGGCGGAACACGATGCAGACCTGATTGGCGGCCACGTCCGTCAGTTGGAAATAAAGCCCGAGCGTGGCGCCACTAAGCACGGCGGTCTGGCGATAGGCGCAAACAATATGATGTACGGCGTCGTTCTGGCCGCTGCTTTTTACGAACGAAACCGTGGTATTGGGAAAATTCACCGCCTGACTTCCGGCGAACCTGCCAGCAACCAAAGAGCCCGAGCCTATGCTTCCGCTGTCCCAGTATCCCGCGAAAGCGTCGGCTCCGGTCGAGTACGGATCGAACCCATCTCCGAAGACGTATGCCATTACGTCCTCGCACAGAGAATGGTGATGCCCAGGTCAGACAAAGTCGCGTCCTGCGTCGGGGCGACGCACTGGAGAACATCACCCACCGCCAGACTTCCGCCCGCGCCCGCCAGCGTGGCCGACGTGTGGCTCGCGGACGTGACGGTGACAGTCCCCAACGCGGTGATCGTGGTCCCTCCGCTGATCTTGTTGACGGTGAACACGGCGTTACTCGTGGCCTGGATCGAGTTGTAAACCACGGCCCCGGCGAGACCGGCGGGCACGGTGACAGCCATCGCCATCGGCGCGTTCACCAGTGCGCCCGTGGCTGGCTTGCCGCTGAACGCGAATACCACCGGCACCTGCGCCACCGACGCGGGGAGCTGTGCGTAGGTCGCCTGCCCGGTCAGGCCGGAGAACGTGGTCGTGCCGGGAGGTCCGGCGGGGCCTGGGACGGTGCTGTCGGCTCCGGGTGGTCCGGGGACCGTGCTGTCCGCGCCGTCCTCGCCAGGAGGCCCTGGATTGCCCTGAGGCCCCGTTGGACCTACCCATCGCAACGGATCGGGCGGCCCTGTATCGGTGCCTGGATAGTCCGAATAGTGGATTTTATACGCCATGACAATCTCTCGTGCATTGCCAACAGCCATGCGGGCCTTGTAGTGTCTTGAGGTCCCACGACGGAGTGCGCGATGGCATACCTAACGGAAGCGGAAGCGGCCCGCTTCGCCTCAAAACAGAAGCGGAAAGGGGATTGCTCACTGTGGCAAGATCCCTTGGACAAAGACGGGTATGGCACGTTTTATTTTCGTCGGATGAACCGCCGCGCGCATCGGGTTGCCTGGTTCTCCGTTCATGGCGATTTGCCCGAGGATCGCGTTGTCAATCATCTGTGCCGCAACCGGGCTTGCGTGAACCCGCAACATCTCCAGGCCATCACCCGAAGAGAGAACGTCTTCCGAGACAGCGCCACCATCACCTACATCAATAGTCAAAAGACCCATTGTTCGCTGGGTCATCCCTACGACAAAGTCTATGCGGGAACGCGTTATTGCTCCGTCTGCGAGCGGGCGAAGAAAAAGCGTCTCAGAGCGAAATGGCGCCTGGAAGACACGCTCAACATCTAGGTTGCCATCCATCATCACTAGAAATATTCCGCGACCATACGCTCGCCACTGGTGGGCAACGCGGTCAGTGTGAACAGCGAGCGCATGGCCTGCACGACCTCAGCCTGATCCTGTTTCGCTGGCGGGAATTTCGGCGCGAGTTCGTAAGCCGCCAGCATCTCGTATGGCATGGCGGCCATCTCTGGAATGTCCTGGGAACTCCATCGCGCGATGCCACGTCCGACCAGATCCGTGTGAACAGCCATCACCGCCTCGACGGCGACATCGTGCGATGAGATGCCCATGGCGCCTCGCCGGATACGGCCCTCGAGCAGTGCCACGAGCGCGGGATCGGTTGTCTTGCCGAAGCTCGATGCCGCCATCGAAGCCGCCAGTTTCGTGTATTCCTCGGCGAACGCGCGAGGGACGGCGTCACCGGTCCACCAAACCAGCCCCTGAGCATCGAGGGCCGCGTGAACGGACGCCACGCGTTCCGTCATGAACGTCAGGTCGGCGGTGGACGGCGACTCTTCCGCCGCGATGACGCCCAACTCCACCAACGCGGCGAGGGCGATGTTCACGACAGCGACCATTTCCGTGAGGACCGGGCGGTCGTCGAGCGGCACCACGGTGACGTTCAGTCGCCGTAATGCGCGCTCGGCGATCGTTGAGACGGGGACGCTCACTACCTGCTCGCTGGTGGTGGCGGCGGAACGTCACCCGGCTCGGCGATGGCGCCCGCCGCGAGCGACGACATGCGCGTGGCGTGGCCGGAGACCGAGTGCCTGGGAGCGGCCATGGTCGTCACCGGGGGAACCCACGGCTCGCCTGTCGGCGGCCCTGACGGCGCGTTCGGATCGAGCCCCACCGCGATCAGGTGCGCGTCCCGGATCATCGTGTTTTCCTCGATGCTCGCGCCCGCGCCGCCGCGCGCGCCGATGCTGCCGTCGCCGTTGTAATCGAGGATGATCTGCGCCCCGATGCTGGCTGACGCCATCAGTTCGCGCTGTTCCGCCGTGCGTTGGGCGGGGACGGCCGGCGCGGCGGTGGTGGGAGTCGCTGTTGGAGCGGCCCGCTTCTTGGCGTCGTCGTCATCGTCGTGTGGTTTCGTTGCCATGTTGGTTACTCCGTTCGGTTAGAGGAGACGGCCCAGGCGTTGCGCGAACTCGATGGGGTCGGTGGAGTTCTTCCTAACGTTGCAACCGCCGCAGCAAAGTTGAATGTTAGAAATCCAGTTCGATCCGCCCTTGCTTAACGGCTGGATGTGGTCGGCGTGGTAGCCCTTCTTCAGTAGCTCGCGGCAGTAAGCGCACTTGCCATTCTGACGCTTGTGCAGGGCCTTCAGTTCCGCTCCGGTGTGATTGCCATCGGCGCTTGCCAGCAACGCCCGGTATCGGAGTTTGATGGCTTTGGCGGCTTCTGGGTTTTCCTTACGCCACTTCAGCACCTTCTCGGGGTTTCGGGCGCGCCACGCCTGCCTTCTGGCTACGAGTTTGTCCCGGTTTAGTTCGGCCCACTCGGCCTCCTTGGCCTTGATCCTCTCTTTGTTGGCCTTGCGGTAAGCGGCGATATGCTCCCCGTTTGCAGCCTGCCAGCGACGGGAGTGCTCAATGGAGCGCGCCGGGTTGCGTTGATAGTCACGCGTCCATTTAGCCTTTATCTTGTCGGGGTCAGTAGCTTTCGTCTGCTCATACCGTTCGCGAGTCGCGGCGTTGATCTGCTCACGGTGAGAGTCCGCCCATGCCTTCCGCAAAGCCTTCGAATGCTCCGTTGCATTCTTAAGCTTCAGGCGCTCCCGCACCTGCTCCGGGTGGAGAGCTTCCCAACGCTCTCGCCTGACGCGCTGCGCATCCTGTCTCTCTTTTCGATAGTCTGGGTCTAATTCCTTGCGTGCGCGTTCGTTGGTCCTGGTCGTCTTCAGGTAAATAGACTGACACGCGAGGCACGCTCCAGTGCTGACATAGCGTTGCGATAAATGATCCCTGATACAGGGTTCGCCGCTGAAGAAGTGCGGCAGGCTCTCTGCTTTAGCCTGCTCGCGCGTGACAATACGCCCCGCATAGGGCGTATATTCCTTAGCCATGACAGTCGGTCCTTCGTCTGTTGTGGTCAGAAGCATGGAGAGTGTGTTCAGCACTCCCCGTGCTTCGCCTTCATACCACAACATATCGGCTGGACCCAACAACATTACGCAACTGGCTCCGCGTTATCGTTACGTTCAAGCATCAGGCTCGGCGCTTGTGAAGACCGAGACCACACCGGCGTCCACTGGCTTTGTGGTATCCACGGACACGTCGGTGCCCCAACGAAGCTTGGCAATCCCACGCATCTCGCTCAGGCCAACGCCATGGAAATAGGAATAATCTCTTACATTAGTTGTGCTTTTCATCCTTTGTGCCCACGCAATTCCTAAAGCCTGCGCGCCGCACAGAACGGACATCGCAACGTCCACGGTGGCGCCAGCGCCCACGTCGGCGATGACCGGCATCTCGGGAACTTCGCGGATGATGACGCCGTTGTATAAAATATCTCCAGCGGTGAACAACGGATTATCCCGACCACGATCCCACGCGTATTGCAACGAGTTGATGATGACCGGGTCTTGCATGAGGTCGCGGAACGGCAGGCTCGGGACGAACATGACGAACCATTCCTCGTCATCGTTGACGGAGATGGGCCGGATGCGTGGCGAGGCGGTGCGGGCGATGCGTTTCGCCAGCGTGACGACGGCGGCGGTCAGTTTGTCGGCGGTGTTGTCGATCGTCGTGAGGGCTGTCGCCATGACGCCGGACACCGCGTTGGTCTTGGTCGCGCCGAACAGCACGCGATCGGCGTTGTTGACCATCCACGCGTTGCGCTCGGCGGCCGACGCGGTGGCGTAGGATTTCTGCACGTTGCCGTCGATGGTGATGGCTTCGAGCGACGTGATGATGTCGCTCCGCATCTTTTCCAGTTCCCAGTTCATGAGCGCTTCACGCGCCGCATCCCTGAGATCGATCACCGACTTTTGTTCGTCCCAATCAGAGACCGCGACGGCGTGCCGGAACGCTGAGACGGTGACGTTCAACGACCGGGCGTTGAGGATTTCCTCATTCCCTTCCAAAACGGTATTGCCAGTTACGCCCGCTCCCACGAGGCGCCGGACGGTGGGGAACACGACGGTGTCGCCCGCCTTGCGGGTCAGATCCTCGCGCACCTGGATCATGCTACCCATGGTTGTGCCCATGTATCGCGCGAACTGGTTTTTGCGAATATACTCGGAAAAGAAGTCGGAATCCCAGATTGTGGGAGTCAGTCCGGCTCTGGCCGGGGTTACGTTCATGTCCGCCAACTGAATGGCTCCTGTCGCTGGGGATTGATGGGGACGTGAAGCGACGCCCGGATAAAGCCCGGCGACGGCTCAGCGCCCGCTCAGTCCCCCCGGCGACGGGGTCACACCGATCAATCGGACCCGGTGGTGGTCCAGCGCCCGAACTCGTCCCGGCGACGGACTGCCGTTGCTTCCGCGATAGCGCCCGTTTTGTTGCCCGGCGACGGCGGCGGTTGCTCCTGCGTGGGCTCCATGAACAAGGCGTTATCCTCATCCACGGCGACCAGTATCAGTTTAGCATCATGGAGGGACGCGGCGATAGTGGCTCGCTTCTCGCCCTCACTTTCCGGCACGCGGCGTTGCAGGCGCGCGGCGTAGATGATGGCGGTCATGACGGCGAGGTCGGTCACCTCCAGCGATCCAGCGTACGGCGCAGAACGGTGATCTCGGCTTCAAGCCCGGAGACGCGCACGGAGAGGGTGGCGTTTTCGGCGCGCAACCGCTCGACCTCGGCCAGCATACGGGTGCGCTCCTCGACGATCTCGGTCAGCAGTTCGGTGCCGGTGCCGGTCATCAGCGCCGCCGCTCAGGTCGTTTCAAAATATCATCCATACTCATTGGTCCTGAGTAACCATTCGTCCCCCTCGGCGCCGAACTCCGCGCGTTCGCGAGCGACGGCGGCAACCCGGCGGCCGGGGAAACACGCGGCGGCTCGGCGCCCCGCTCGGCCTCCCATTTCGCACGAAGGCGTTGCTCGTACGCCGCCGGATCGGTGCCGATTTCCTCGTGCAGCCGCGCCGTGGCGTTGTTGTCGATCATCCACTGATACGGATGCGGTTTAGAGTATAGTTCGTTCCACAACCTCGGGTCTGCTTGCGTTCGGCGCTGGAAGTACTCTGTTTCCTTGTCGATTACTTCCTTGCCGTGCTTGTCGAGCGCCATCATCTCGCTGGTGTTCAGGCGTTCGTTCAGCACGACGCCGCGCACGCGCCTCGTGTAGCCCTCGGGATCGCGGACGGGATCGATCGGCTCCAACATCGCAGGCGGCTGCTGTGGTTCGGGCGGCTTCCTGGCCTCATCCAACTGCTTTTTAAGCAGGGCCATCTCGGTTTCGACAGCGACCGCGCGCGACTTCCAATCCTGACGGCGAGCACGTTCCTTTTCATACGCCGACCTGGGGACAATCGCCTCGTTCGGGTTGGGCTCGCCCGGCTCGGCATCGTCCTCAGGCTCCGGAACGGCTGCCTTGGCGGGCGCTGGCTTCTCGCTGGTGGTTGCCGCCTCCCTGTCCGGCGCGGCCTCTGGCGCCCTCTCAGGCGGCGGTGGAGGCGCATCCTCCGGCGGGGTGCCACCGGACAGGAACGCGTCAAGCTGCGTGGGTGTCTCAGACATCAGGCCGCTCCTCCCGGCGGTTCAGGCGGCGCGAGCGCGTTATGGCGCGCGATCAGGATGTTGTTCACCCGCTCCACCGCCGATTGTCTCAAATCCCCGGCCCGCGCCTCGTCCGCCATCGCCTTCGCGTGACGCCCGCGAATGTCGGCGTCCTGTAGCGCGGCCTGCACCTCCGGCGGCACCACGGTCCCAGGCTCGGACGGCGCATCGGGCGGGGCCATCATTTCGTTGTGCATCTGATGCGTGTTGGCGATGTGGTGGACGCTCGCGTGTTTTCGTTCCGCCGCCAGCGCGAAGTCCGCCGCCGCCTTGGCCTGCGTCGCCGTGGTGTCGGCCTGGGCCTTGTCCATCGTCATCTTCTGGACGACCTGCTGATGCTGCGCCTGCGCCTCCTGGCGATCCTTCAACATCTTCAGCAGGTCTTCCTTGTTCCTGAAATTCGATGCGGCAATCAACATTTCGGGCGGGATCAGGCCCGGTTGCGTGCCCGCCAGTTGCAGCAGATTCTGGAACTGCTCGGCCTGGATCGATGGCACATCAATACCTTCCTCGATCGTTATATCGACATCCATATCGGTGATGTCGTTGTCTATCCGTATCACCTGTTGCAATCTGGGATCGCCCGGCACGATCTGCATCGCCTGCATCGCCTGCGCCCTCTGGTCCTCCGGCATCGCCGCCAGTTCATCCATCACCCGCACCGGCTGATTGATGCCGACGTATTTCGTTGTTCCCAGATCGTCGGTCACGCGCACCCAGCGCCCCGCCGTCCAGAATTGCCGCGCGGCCATCCAGGCCACCTGATACAGCGTCCGCGACCACATCCGCAGCGTGTCCGCGATCGGCTCGTGCGCCGCCGCCCCGCCCGCCTGTTGCGCGAGGATTGCCCTGCCGGACAGTTCGCGCGGATCGGTGCCAGACATCGACGCGTTCGGCCCTGATGCCTGCATTTCCGCCGTGGCGTGCTGCATCAACTTAAATTGGCCGTCAGCCATATCGTTGCCGTTGCTAATCTCGAACCGCAGACCTGGATTGACGACGATCACGCCGTCGGGACGCGCGACCTCGCGACGCGCCCGGTCCACGTCAGCGACCGCGCCATCTTCCAGAATAACCTGGGCCACGCTCAACGAATGCAGCAGTTTGCTGCGCCGTTTGTTGACTTCGTCCTGCAAACTGATCAGGTCGCGAACCATCCCGTAACGATTGTTTTCCCGGTCAACGTGCGCCGACGCCATGATGAGGCCGGACGCCGACGTGCCTTTGTTGCCCAGGAACGGCGAGCGCATCGGCTCGGCCAGAAAGCCCACGCGGGTCAGCGTGGCCACCCACCATTCGTTACGCTCCTGCCAGTGGCATTGCACGATCCGCACGCGCTCGCGCTGACTGTCACACCAGACGATTTCGTTCGGCCGGTCGCCGTAGCTGCCCGTCTGCGTCTGGAACGTATCGCTGATGAGGTCTTCCGCGTCGGGCCACGTTTCGTAAGCCTGATCACGGTCCATCCATATGACGATGCCTTTGTAGCGGCCGTCGCTAAAGTCCAGTCGCCTCGAATGTGGGTCCCAGAACA